AATATTTACACCCGGGGGACTTAAACATATAGATGCCGCTGCTCCAATATTCTAAATATGGCGTAAGTTCTGTTACTGTTTCTGCTTGAGCCATTTAGATCACCACTCGATTGGCGATCCAACCATAGAAAAATTGTTCTTGGCTTTTATTGCGCTCACAGATTTCAATGTAACGTTGGCCTTGCATGATATTAAGAACACGTACCAGAACTGCCTCGCCTTCCTTACCTCTTTTTGATAGGTAAGTTTTGAGAGCATTTAAAGTAGCTGGACCATAAATTCCGTCGACCACAAGATCTGGCTAACCTGATTTACCTTGGTTATTAAGCAAATTCAAAGCACGTTGTAAAAGAGGTTTAGCAAAGCCGGTACCACAATTCACACCAGTGTCTAGAAGCTCTTCAGCTACTGCAGAAGAAACGGCATTCACCTGGTCAAAACGTGGAGCTGTCCAATATTGTTGCTTATAAATTGATTTAGCCACATCAAGCGGCAAATCTTTCATGCTGCCTTTGTAGCCATTTTCCCGTGCAACCGCTTCAGTAATGCCGTATTTGGTCGCCCCTCCTCGATCCGCTGGGTTATTTACGTAACCACCTTCGCGTTTAATTAACTCATCAAGATATTGTTCAATCTTCATTTCGGTTTCCTTCAGATGTAAAAAAACCGCCCGAAGGCGGCATTAACTGTTTTCAATGTCTTTTCTGGCATTCTTAAACTCTTTGATCACTTCAACGATCGTTTTACCTTCCTGTTTATCTATAAAATTAAAAATCCAACGGACTAAAGCCCAACCGGGTAAACCACAAACAAAGAAGAACCCACCTAGAGCAATCATCCCCCATACATCAGTAACCCATTCATGAAGCCCCCACTTCACAATGATGAACGAGCCACCAGCCAAACTTGAAACAACCGTACAGATCAAGCCCACTGCCCACTCTTGTGGTGAACGTGGCATACGAGTCATTAATACCACTGCTGCAACCAAACCGACCGCTAAAGTCACCATGATTGCAATCCCGTACAATTTTAGTAGTGCTGTAAAACCGCTTGTGGAAACTGGTTCCATTAATATCTCCAAAAAATTTAGACAATAAAAAAGCACCCGAATTGGGTGCTCAAAGTTCTTTTAAAGTTTAAAGTGTTTGTAAGATTTTCCCTCCATTAATCAATTGAGTTGTCAGTGGTGCAACTCCCACAATTGCAGGTCCACCCGGCCCCGGCTGACCTTCAGTCGTTCCATGGTATTGCCAGTTCCACGTTCCATCATTAGTGGACTTGGTACCACGTTCGCCCCAGTTTCCGCCATCACCTGATAATGGAGATCCATAACGGTCATTTTGGGTTCGGTAACCTTTACCGGGCACTGCAGCTTCAGCATCGGTTACTTTGACAACCATAAAGTCACCATTTAAGTACCAACGCCAATCTTGTGAGTCGCTAGTAATAGGCTGTCCTGTCATTACCCGACCAAAAGGTGCACCAGCTCCTCCCGGAATACCCTGAACCCCATACGATAATCCTGTATAAATACCACTTGGTGTTGCTCCACCACCTGAACCGCCTCGAGCTAACGTCCCTCCATCGATAATCAGGTTTAGTTTGCTGTGTCGGTTTAATAAACCTGGTGCACCTTGAAATCCATCACGGCGGGTTTTGGTAAAGTTGTAATCCGGATCCGTTTCCCAAGCGCCAAAGGCCAAATGAGGCAAACCGCCATCTCCACCACGTCCAACAACAGCACCTTTAATCGTTAGATTCACCACCAGATCAGGTGGGAACTCCCCTGTATCTATCGCTGGTAATTCAGTTGCAGCAGGAACGATATACTCTCGTTTTGCAGGACTAGACTTATAGTCGAATTTATAGACAAATCTGGTTTCCGGTCGATAAGAACTTGAGCTTGAAACTAGTGCACCTGCTTCAACTACAAAACTGATTTCTCCAGTCGTTGGCAAATCCCCTCTTTGCATCTGATATAAACGTGCCAGATTAATATCCAGCTGGTCATATCGAATGTAAATCGGTGAATCATCAACCGGCACATCAATAAAGTCCTTGTCATTGAGGTAATAACGTTCATCGTAATTAATTGCAGTAATGGTATTAGAGAACTGGTCAGCCGGTTCTCTTTTTGCAACCAGATAAGGCAGTGAGCCTTTGGTATCGTCATTAACTACGGTGTAGATAGTATTCACAAAGTCATCGGGACTAAGCTTTAAGGCCCCGTTCGGTAAACGCCCTAAAACTACTTTGTTCTTGGCTGAACCCGGCGTAACGGGAATCAGGTCCACGGTACCATCCCCCATTTGCAGATAGATCACATAGCTCTTGCCTGCAATGAAATCGACATCATGGCTTAGGGTGAGAATTAAACCTTCTTGCTGTACCACCTCGCCGCTTTGATGAATACCATTGCGATAATCCGCTACAGCAATCCGGTCACGTAAAACCAGTAATTCTGATTCTGGTGCCGCATCAAAGGTAATGGATTTGCGCTGGAAGCGAAGCTTGTTCCAAAGCCGGTACGCATTAAAATGAGCTTGCCACTTGTTACGCACACCTACAGATTTCACCTCTTTGGGGTTCTTGGCCCCTTTATCCGGTAGATAGATATTGATACGACTATCGTCGGTCGGATCCGTGTATTCATAGATCAGTCCGTCGTAGTCATCCATCACGCCAAAGGTCAGGTCATGCTTGTAACTATCCGGAATGATATTCCTGAAGTTAAACAGCATTACCGAGTTATCAGTTGGACGTTCAAAATAAAGCTTGAGCTTATTATTTTGCCGATATGCAGTACAAAACACGGCATCACAAAGATTGGTGACCAGCTCTTCAAAAGACAGGTTTGTATCATCAATTGTGGTGCAGAACTCAGCCGCTAGTGGTGTTCCAAAATAATCAACTACATCGTTATAAGTCCGGTAAATGTTTTCCAGATCAATCTCATCGATCGTACGGCGCCCAATCTTGTCATCAAGTGCCATAGATACCAAAGCATCAGCAAAGCTTGATGTTGGAAATAGCTCTGTCGTCATTGCGCCGTTTTTAAAAGTCGGTAACATCCGCTGAAGATCAAAATTGATCTTGCGGGACTTGACAGATAAAGCTCCAGTGGTTGCATAAGTACGCGCACGAAAAACCGTTTCATGCTCATACACTGTGCTTTGTAAAGGATAAGCACCGTAAAGCGCCTGCCACTTTACTTCATCAACAACAGTGGTAACTGCCGGTGTTGGAGTTAAACGGCGTGCACGGACACTACAGCGACCCTGAAAAGTCACCATATCCAGCGTTGCACCAACTGTCTGACGTGACTTTGCTGAACCCTTTAGAATGATCTGCTTCAGCATTGGATTGCCAATGGCTGCACCAGATTCATTTACCGGTGTTACCTCAACTTCAATCGTGACGTTTACAGCACCCTGATTTCCACCTGCTGAAACGGTATAAAGTCCATTTGTGGCCACAAAATTACACAGCACCCGGCTACGTTCAACATTGTCCAGAATGAAAGGACCAATCCACTTTTCACCTATTGAACTTATCTTTGGTGATAAAGCTGTTGTTTGTTGGTTACTTAACTCTTTAAGCTTTAACCAGTTGGAGTTTACCGCAGCCGGATTAGACAATGCCATACGGTCATCAGCTACCGATAGAACGCTATATGTACCGTTTAAATCATAAGTCTGGCCGTTGTAAGTAAACGAAGCATTTGTGATTTCTACCCGGTCATTACTAACAAACTTAGTGGTTAAATCAGTATTGTTTGCAGATGCACGCAGGATCTCATTTGGATAGGCAAAAAGAAGATAGTTGGTACCTTCCAAGCTTTGAGTATCTGCCGGACGCAAGATCTGGCCATTCACCGAGTTTTGATGCTGAACCGTTAAGGGTGGAGTTGTAATTTCGGTACCAAGCGAAAAATATGGCTCACCCGAGACAATATCGACACCCGGTTGATAGACTTCTACCGATGCACCGGCAATATCGACAATATTGGTTTCACCGTCATATGCACCGTTAATTTTATAGTGACCACGACCAATACAACCAACAACATGCTCTACTTCGACATTGTTTTCATATACCTTGTAAGGCACAGTAATCAGATCAGGGGTATCGTGAGCGGCACCATAAATATCAGCAATACGACCATTTACGCGAGTTTTATTTTCACGGTTTGATAATTCGTTATTTGCAGACGAGGATTGATTGTTATTCTGGTTGGTTTGGGTAATTGATGGTACTGGCATTAATAATGCAACAGCCACACCCATAACTATAGAGGCAACCACTATCCAAGCTAGAGTTATGGGGTCCATACCCTTGGGATTCTCAATTACAATGAAAGTGCCTGGCAAGAAATCGAGCTGCTTTAATTCATATGCATTCTTCGGCGTGACTTCATTCGCAAATGAAATTTCTGCATGATCCATATTGCTTGTGGTATGAAAAATACGGACATGCTCAGGCATATGGTCATATTTTGAAGTAAGCCATTGACCCAAAGTTTCGGCGTGTTCAATTGTTTTGTCTTCGGATAAAGGGTCTTGTTTATAAATAATCTTAATCATAGAAACTCACACGATTAAATCCAAATGCTTGAACGACTTGAATTGGCATCCATGAAACGCCTGATTCCTGCAAATGCAAAATACGCCCCAAACGAAAAAGCCCCACATGTGGGGGCTTGTTTCGGTATCTAGAGTGAAAGGCGACTATGCAGCCTTCCTTAGGCATAGGCAATGGATTTAGTAACTTCAATCTTGATGGCAGAAATACCTTCTCTTTGACGGGCTTCATAAAAAACTCAAGCGCCTCTCCTCGATCAATATCATATAGATCCATTGCAGCTTCATGCGCGAAGTGAACACAGTTGTAGTATTCCTCGTCATATTGCTTATCGAGCAAATGATCGTGACTCTTCATATAGCCCCCTTCAAACCACTAAAACGATCCAGTGCAAAGATATCTCCAGTCTTCGCAGTATTTAATCGTGGTGATTCAGCCTTGAATGTCACAGCTTTATGATTCATGGCAACACTGGAGAGTTGTAGACCTAGTAGATAAAACATTGGTGTATTCAAGTTATCTGAACTATAAAGGCGGTAATTTACGGTCGGCTTTACATTAGAATATTGCCCCTCAATTACCCGTTCAAACTCATCCGGCAAAATATCACCAAGCCCAGATATTGAAACGGTCAAAGTCTGGTCCAGATCACCGAGCATTCCGGATCTTTGAATTGTCATTGGTAGGTATTCGTAAAATACTTGCCCCGCGCCTTCATTGTGCTGAACATACACCCCGCGATCATCATTACGGACCACCCGGTAAGTATTCATAAAAGAAGGGTGTGATAGTTCAATACATTCCAGTTGATAAACATCTACTTTTCGATTGAAAAAGAATTTGGCATATTCGTTATCCATTAGACCTCCCAATCTTTGATAAGTGCCTGATCAGCGATAAGGTTAGGCTGGTTTTGAACAACTTCGAGCTGTGCATTTACCCGGTAAAGGTTGCCATTCACTTCATTGGTCTTGAACGAGTTTGGAATGAAATTGCATAGATATTGCTGACGTGCTCCCTGATCAATCACCAGATCCGCATAGAATGAGGCTGGCTTATTCTGGTAGACCCGCCAGAAGGCCATCATTTTATTGAAATCGGTTTTACTTAAATTCCAGTTCACATCAACAATGTGGCTATTACGTTTTACATCGATGTAATAGCGACCACGTCCGCCAT